GTCTTACAGTGAAGCTCATTCTCTTTATATTATGTCACACGGCTCTCCTCTATATCATATACCACCAAGACCAGTGATTGAACCTGCAATTACTGCATCTGGAAACAAAGAACGATTAGAGGAAGATTTAAAAAAAGCAGGAAAAGCATTTTTAGAAAATGATGAACAAGAAGCTGTAAGAGCATTACATATAGCAGGAATGGATGCTGTCAATATGATTAAGTTATGGTTTGAGGATTCGAGAAATAATTGGCCTCCACTAGCAGAGTCAACTATAAAAGCAAAAGGATCTGACAAGCCATTACAAGATACAGGCAAGATGAGAGATGCAATCACTTATGTCGTTGATATCGAATAAGGAGTGAAAAATGCCATTTCAATTAAGTCATGTTGTTTTACACCCAGCATTTTCACAAATATTTACAGTTCTCCGATCAAATGGAGATTGGGTAAATGGAAGATGGACAGAAGGTCCTGTAACCAAAATAGAAATGACTGGAGTTGTAAGTGTAGCAAGTGAAAAAGATTTACAGATATTACCAGAAGCAGATAGAGTGTCAGGCATGATGGTGTTTCATTCTGTGAAACCGCTCTATATTACAAGGATAGGAACAGAAAAGGGAACTTCCGATAAGATAATTTGGAAAGGACAAGAGTGGAAATTAAAGCATGTCTGGGATTATTCAGATTATGGTTACTACAAAGCTTATGGCGAAAGAATATTAGGCGCATAAATGACTGAAAGATATTTGACAATAACTCAATTTGAGGACTTGATGCAAGGTTGGTTTGTTAAGATTTTGCAATGGGGAGACGAATACATGAGCCCATCCAAGACGAATGATGTTAGAATTTCTTGGTCGCAGTCCGGACAGCCAGCATTTACAATTGATGAAGATGTCGTCTTCCTAAAATGTATCGAGATTGATAATCCTTATAACAGACAAAGAGAGGTTGAGGATACATGGAAAATGACATCACCAGAAAGTTTTGATAGAGAAATTTCTTATACAAGAGTTTGGCAGGTTGATTTAATTATTTATGGACCAGAATCATTTGAGAATGCTCAAACAATAAGGAATAAAATATTTTATCCGGAGAATTTACGAGTTATAAATAACAGTCATGTGTATTTAATTCCAGATGTTGTAGCACCTAGGAGAGTGCCAGAGATTTTTCAAGGAATGTGGTGGGAACGAACAGATTTGAGTTTACAATTCAATGAATCTGTAATTAGGAAAGCGACTGTTCCTGCTATTGATAGGATAGAAGTGGTGATTTATGAAGGAGATAAAGGGAAGCAAATTGCAAAAATTAAAACAGAATAAATAAATGGAGGTAGGTAAATGACGACTTTAAATTTGAAACAAATTGTAGATGTGTCAGTTGAAGTCTCTCCTACAGCTGCACCTAGAGCAGCATTTAATCAGTTGCTGATTATAGGAGTGAAAGGACTGACAATAGGTAAGCCTATTCAGAAATTTGAGAGATTAAGGAAATATTCTTCTGTCTCTGATATGTTGATGGACGGTTTTGTAGTAGATGATCCTGAATATATAGCTGCTGCAAAATATATGGCTCAATCACCAGTGCCAGAATCTTTTTGGATTGGAGTAAGAGACAATACATCCAGTCCTGAAGAAACCGTTCTTGAAGCATTGACTGATTGTAGGATCAAACAAGCGGACTGGTATATAGTGTATAGCACGGACGTTACCAAAGAAGAGATTCCTGAAATTGCTTTATACGTTGAATCAGCAGTTCCTTCAACAATCTTTGCGTACAATACTTTAGGAACGGATGTTTTGATTGAAGATCCAACTCCTGCAGACGTTTGTACAGAATTGAAAGAACTTTCCTATTCCAGAAGCATAGGAATGTACACAACCTCAGCTCATGCGATATGCGGAATCATGGGGTATGCTTGTGGAGCTAATTCTGGGTTAGCTAATTCAGCTTTTACACTTTTTGGAAAAATGATTGTCGGAGCTACAACTGAAAATTTGACATATAATCAAAAGTCAATAGTGGAAGCAAAAAACTGTAATCTGTATTTGAACTATGCCAACTACTATAATGTTTTTGAACCAGGAGTGATGGCAAATGGTTTCTTCTTTGACCAGATTATCAATAGGGATATGCTGGTCAACGATATTCAACTTTCCTGTATGGATTTGTTATATCAGAATAGAAAGATTCCTCAAACAGAAGCTGGTATGGGTATGATTTACAATGCTTTGGTTACCGCTTGTGAATTAGCTGTAACAAGAGGTCATCTTGCGCCTGGAACATACACCGGTGTTCCGTTTTTGAATCTCAATACAGGGGACGCTCTTCCGAATGGGTATATAATTCAGACTACACCGTTGGCAGATCAATCTCCTGCTGATAGGGCATTGAGAAAAGCAGTTCCTTTTTATGTCACAATTAAGGAAGCTGGAGCAGTGCATAGTATTACAATTGAAGTTATCGTGAATATATAAAAGAATAGAAGGAGGTAATAAAAATGCAAAAATCAACATACAGTTTTTTAGATTCTGTTTGTGTATTTGCTCATCCACTTGCTGGTGCACCCATTGTTATCACAGGCGAAGGAGCAGGAAGAATAACTATTGCAATGACTAGTGAACGAACAGACATGAATGTTGCAGCAGATGGAACTGTGATGGTTTCTAAAATGGCGGGAAATACTGGAACTATTACAATTGAAGTACAACAGACATCAAGTGCCTATAAGAAAATTCTTATGCTGTTTAATCAGGTCTGGAATGCAGAAACAGGAGCATGGGCAACTGGGACTATTACAATCAGGAATACATCAGACGGTACAGGTCATATCTGTACAGGAGTAGCCTATGTTAAGATGGGAGAGAAGACTTATGAAAGACAAGGTAGGATGGTGTCGTGGACATTGATGGCAGCTGATATTCAAAGTATAGCTGCTTAAAACGAAATTCAAATTAAAAAGGAGAATTTATCATGAGAGAGAAAACCAAAGTATTTCAGTTTAATGGACACAATTGGAGAATAGACAAAATCAATGCTCTTGAAGGTAGTAATTTGTTGAGAATGTTTACTTCTGCAGGTAACACCAATCCTCAAGAGTTCCTTGCTAATATGCCGAGTGAACAATTCAAATCAATTCAGATGATGCTTTTAGCACAAGCATTCAGAGTTGATTTGGTTAACGGGGAAGAAGTTTTTCATCCGGTGATACTTACTAGTGGTATTGTTGATAAGGAATGCGAAGATTCAGGAATTTTGTTTATGCTGACTGTTATAGCATTGATGTTCAATATGTCTGGTTTTTTCGCAGAAAACACATTGAAGGAATTTCAGGACATAGTGAAAGATTTCAATGTGTAAGAGCAGAAAATGTTGATGAATTTGCATTTTTCCCAGTAGTTTCTGGATTGTGGAAACAACATGAATTGTGGGATGGAACATATACAGTTGATGATTTGTTTGATATTCATGAAATGCTGATGGTTAAAAATGAGAATGAAGCGAGATCTCGCGAGTATTATTCAAGGGGAGAGCGGTGATGCCAGCACAAGATGTCATTAAAAGTTATTTGATTTCTCTTGGTTACCAAGTAGATTCAACAGCATATAACAAATTTTTAGAATCTCTGAAAAGAACAGAAGCAACGGTAGTAAAACATTCAGGAGTAATTGGTGGAGCTTTTGTCAAAGCTGGCATTGCTTATGCAACGGCGATAGGGACGATAGCAACGACTACTGGGATGTTGGTAAAAAGTATTGCTGAAACTGATTTAGGATATCAAAAAACCGCTCTCTCCTTACACATGGCAAAAGATGCAGCCAAACAATATTCAATTGCATTGAAAGTTCTTGACCAGCCTCCAGAAATGATTGCTTGGATGCCAGAACTCAGAAAACAATACATGGCTTTGCGACAAGACGCTGTGCAGATGGAGCTTCCAAAAGAATTTGAAAAGAATGCTAAACAAGTAAGATCTCTGATATTTGAATTCACTAGATTGAAACAAGAATCAATATATTCTCTACAATGGATTGGATTTAGTATAATGAAGCATCTTGCTGGTCCTTTGGATAGAGCAAAATTTACCTTCAAAGAATTTAACAATCATCTCATTCAAAATCTTCCTCAAATAGGCTCTCATATAGGGACAGTTATTTTTGGTATAGGAAAGATATTTTATAATCTGGGGAGAAGTATTAAAACAATAGGATCTTCAGCAATGGCATTGTGGGATGCTTTAACTCCCTCCTCTAAATTTTTAATCGGAATGGGGAGTCTTGCCATTATATTTTCAAAAGTTGGTCCGTTTGGGAAAATAATAATACTGCTTGGAATTGCTACTCTTGCTGCTGACCAGTTTTGGGGCGCGTTAGAAGGGAAAAAGACAGAATTACCAACAAATTATATATTGATATTTGCTTCCGCTATCGATTTCCTGGCAGAAGTAATGTATCGAGCTATGGCTGTAGCTGCTGGCTTTTGGACCATGCTGACTTTGCGCAAAGATCAAGTCGCTCAATTCTTCTCTGAAGTAAGTCTTGGAATGAAAAAATTTACTAAGTGGGGAATGGAAAAATCAGGAGTTTCAGGAAAAGAGTTAGAAGAACAAGAGAAAAGCATCGCTGAAACTGAAGAAACAATAAAAGAACGAAAAGGCAAAATGCAATTACGTAGGAATATATTTGAAAACTATGTAACAATGTCTACTCATGAGCATTGGGTAAAAGAAGGATGGATGGCTAACCTTGTTGAAAAGTATCCTCATTTTTTAGACACAGATAAAATGCGGGAAGAAGCAGCCAAAGATGTCGGTGCACAAAAAGATGCATTTAATTACTATTCAGAAAATCTTGAAAAATTTTTAACTCAGTTTTCTGAAATGACTGGTACTGCTTTCCCTGACATGTTTGATTCTGATGAAGACAAATCAATAAAACAAAAGTCTTCTGGGTCTTCTAAAACTACATATGATGACCTAATAAAAGCAGCATCTGAAAAATTTGGTGTTGATAAGAATCTGATTAAAGCGATGATGATTGCGGAAAGTGGTCTTAATAAAAAAGCTATTTCACCTAAAGGTGCTATTGGATTGATGCAAGTAATGCCACAAACAGCAATTGAGTTGGGCTACTCTCCTGAACAAATGTTTGATCCAGAACACAGCATTATGGCTGGTACTAAATATATGGCAGATGCACTAAAACAAATGAAAGGAGATATTCCATTAGCTCTTGCATATTACAATGCAGGACCAGGGAATGTACGGAATTATGGTGGAGTGCCTCCTTTTAGAGAAACGCAGAAATATATCGAAAATGTTATGGGGCATTATGACAGATTGCGAGCAGCTGGTCCTGTAGTGAATGGTGGTGTAAATATAAGGTTTGATGTAACAGTACAAAATTCAGATGAGCTTCCTGAAAAGATAAATGATAATCTCTATAAAGGAATTATGAATAATGAAATTTTGGGATTGTTACTTGGCGGAATTACTTCAGATAATTATGCTACTCCATTTACACCACCAGAAGATTATTTTGCACATGATACTGTAGGAGGATAGATGAATCCTTTGTTGAAAATCGAAAATAAGATTGATGGTCTTGAGAAGAAAATAATGAATCCTTTGTTGAAAGCTACTAAAAAAGTAGATGAAATAATTCCTTGGAAGACTATCGGGAAACTACAAGGGACATGGTTAGGAGGTAAAGCTTTATTTGATGCTTATGCACCAGATTCTTGGAAAAATAAACCACAGATTTTTTATATTGAATATAGCAAGAAGACAAACATAGAACCTATCAAATCAAATATTCCACAAACGTATGTTCAAGTCAATCAAGATTTAATGTCTTATGCTTATGGGACTGAACAAAAACAAAAAATATATTTTGATGCTGTATTCAAAGTGGAACACTTGAGTGCAAGAGAAGTCGCTTCTCATCCTGTACAGTCAGGGGCGAACATTTCAGACCATTCTTATAAGATTCCTGCAACTCTGACAATGGATATTGGTGTGTCGGATGTTATGGCAAATTTTAATCCTTTGAATGTTGTCCTGGCAAATAGTGAATCTCGGTCTGTAAATGCATTTACTGGAATGCCCATTACTGTATATACCAGATTGAAAAAATATGAAAATATGGTGTTAACTAAAGTGAGAGCAATGGAAGATTATAAAACAAGGTATGAATTGCGAGCTCAAATAGATTTTCAACAAATAATAATTGCAGAAGGAACTGGTAAAAGTAAAGTGAGTTTAGACTCAAATGTTACTAAACAAATGACTCAAGTTACCAATAAGACTACCGAGATAAACACTGACAGTCTTACAGGCCTAGGAACAGCTAAAGAAGGTGGAAAGGCATTATTCAATGTGTTTTCGAAAGTTTTTAAAAGGCTGTAAAAATTAAAAGAGGAATAAGAGGATATGTCAACACAACCATTTACAGGGGCAGTTTATATACAAGGAAACCGATGGACAGGTAAAATTGTAACTGTTGGATCAGAGAAAGATTATCCTACTCTTGATGCTTCTATTGCTGCAAATCCTAATAACTGTGTTCATTTGATTTATGAAAATCAGGGAGAAGTTACAAACAATATATATGGTGAGCATTACTTTGTTGGAGTGGGCTCAAACATTACAATACATTCAAATGGTTTATTTGGTCCTGATAATCATGCGACTAAAGTATTTTGGGAGAATCTGATAATTTCCACTCCTGGTGGACAAGCAATAAATATAAATGGCAATACTGAATTGAGATTACATAATGTTAAGCTAATTGGGGATTGTGTGACGTTCACCGTTGCTTGGGATAATTCAACTGATTTTGTTGTTTTCACAAATGTAACATTTGAAAGAAGAGATTGGACTTTAGCAAATTTTATAGAAGGTGTTACTATTGATCGTTCTAAAATTACAATAGAAAAATGTTATATTGATGATTCATGGACAGAGTATGGAGCATTTACCGGTAGTTTTGCAACATATGATGTTGTCGCTACACCAACTTCTGGTTATGGCTATGGTGAAGGAACTCCAGGTGTTTTGATTTCTGTTTTGGAAAGTTCTCCTGAAATTGTCTATACAGATAAAGATGGATTAAATCCAACTTCAGAACCAACTTCTTCTTCTAAATATATAGTTTATAAATTTAAACAAGACGGCAGTTTCTATATGCCGTATAATGGGACTATAGATTATTTAGTAGTTGGTGGTGGCGGAGGCGGAGGATTTGGTAGTGGAGGTGGTGGTGGAGCAGGTGGATACAAAACAGGTTCTATTTTTGGTAGTGTTGGTTTATATCCAGTTGTAGTTGGAAAAGGTGGAACAGGTGGACTTAACTACCTTTACCAACCTTCTACATCTCCCAATATGGAACATGGGGAAGATGGAGGAGATTCTTCTTTTGATACTCATGTGACTGTTAAAGGCGGTGGTGGTGGCGGAACATATAGAAATATTGAAGGAATGATTCAAGATGGAAATCTTGGTGGGTCTGGCGGTGGTGGAGCTGTTGGAGTATATACAGGTTCATTGGGTGGAAGTGGAACAGAAGGACAGGGATGCGCAGGAGCTCCAGGCCATTATAGGTATGGTGGCGCTGAATATGAAGCTGGTGGTGGTGGAGGCGCAGGTGAAGCTGGACAAGAAGGAAAATGGATTCCAAATGTTGGATCTGGTGGTGGAGCAGGTGGAGCAGGAATTTTAAATACAATTGCTGGTGGTGAAGATGATTATTATGCAGGTGGAGGCGGAGGTGCTGGATATGCATTTGGTGGAGCTGGTGGTTCAGGAATAGGTGGTGCTGGCGGGTACAACCCAAATAAACAAGGCGGAGATGGTGCGCCAAATACTGGAAGCGGTGGTGGTGGGGGATTACAAAAAAAAGGAGGTGATGGTGGCTCAGGTATTGTTGTGATAAGGTATGTTTACAATCTGGATCCAATAAATCGTCCTACGATAAGAACAGATGAAGCTACATCAATTGAATCCACTTCTTTTGCTGCTCATGGGGAATTGCTTGATGATGGAGGAGGAACTATTGATGCTTTAGGGTTTGTTTACAATTACATTAAAACAGGAATTCCTACGATTGATGATTGTGATGGATTTGTTGCTGTAGAAGAAAAACAATCCGGAGAGATAGAATACCCATTTGCTGGAATGAATGTAGATACAGAATATTCAATAGTTGCATATGCTAAAAATGAAGCAGGAATTTCTTATGGTGGTGTTGTTCGAGTGCTTACACTAGCTCCGATTATTGTGACTTCTGATCCTTGTACATCAACTGTTACATCTATAACAGCTCATGCTACAATCTCCCCAGCGACATACGAAATAACATTTGTTGGAGTTCGTTATTGTATAGATAATGGGGATTATAATTGGCAATATTCAGAACAGTACGGTGATTTTCTAGGAACTCCAAACTTTAGCAGAACATTTAACGCACAAGCAAATCAGAGTTACAAGATACAACCATATGTTAAATATAAAGGGAATATTTACTATGGAGAAATTGTTGATGCCTCTACAATTGTTATCACAGAAGTAAAAGTTTCTCCGTCTATTTCAGAAATAAGAGTAGGAAAAACTATACAACTGACCGTCATAGCAACATATTCTGATGGAACAGAACAAGACATTACTTCATCTTGTGGTTTTAGTTCTCAAGATTTAGTGACATTTGAACCTGTGCATGGAGAAGAAACGGTATTTATTATTGGACCATCAACAGGGAATATAATTGCATCAGTTAGTAGTGGTGGTTTAGTTACTGGAATTGCGGCAGGTATAGCCAAAATTTATGTCTATATTTTTAATTATAAAGAAACTGTTAATCTTACAGTTGTTCAGCCTGATGATGGGGAAGTTGATACTGGTGGTGTATGGGATGGTGAATTACCACCAGATTATACTCTTGCTAATTTAGCCGGAATAGCAATAATGATAGATGTTGCAATGTATAGGGGAAGTTCTCAACAAGCATACTTAATAGGAGAATTCGATGATAGTCCACCAACATTTTCTGAATTAGATTCTTTAAAAGCCTCTTGGTCTTCTTCAAATCCTGAAGTTGCAACAATTGATGAAGGAGGATTGATAATAGGGATTTCTCCAGGTGTTACATTTATAAAATGTTCTTATACAGTTTTTGATAGTCCGGACATAACATATAATACTATGGTTATGTTGAGAGTAGAAGAACGAGAAGATTTAATTATAGAAGGCCAGAAATATCAATACATTCCTTTGTCTCCAATACCAAATCAATCTTTTAGAATTGTTTTAGCAGTCAGACCTAAAAAAGAAATAGAAGCAAATATTTTCTTATGTTGGAATGCAGAAACTCAATGCTGGTACATGACTATCAGCGATCCAATTAGACAAGAGTATTATGTTGATTCTGTGCCGTTGTTTGTTGGTCAAGGTTCGATGATAAACATTTTGAAAATTTATTCTTACTTGGATATTGGCAGCTGTTATATTTTGGATATTAGCAACAAAGGAACTGGCAAACCAAATGCAAATGATTTAGGAATCGATTTTGTAATGTTGTGGGGATATACAGAACTATGAGCAAACTTTGGGGAAGAAAAGCAAGAGTTACAATAACATCTGGTCCGGAGTATAGTAAAACAGGAAAAGGAGATTCTGGGTCATTATTAAGTTCTACCAAAAAAACAATAACAGATATTGCAGATGAAATTGTATTTGAACAGGGTGGTGTTAGTAAGACAGGATTAAAAATAAGCTTTGATATAAATTATCCTGGAATTGAAGGATATTACGTGTCAGAAGTTGTTATTTATAATCTAACAGAAGATTTTGCAAATACAGCAATTATGACTGGTTCTATTTTAAAACTAGAAGCCGGATATGAAGACGCAGATACATTTGGAATGATATTCAAAGGGTACATTTATCAAGTGCTTTGGGAAAAAGAAGATATTATCAATTATAAACTTACTCTTGTATGTATGGATGGAGCAGCTCTATGGACTCAACAAAATTTTATCAGCACTCCTGTTGATAGAGGAATGAGATATGATACAAGAATGAATATGTTGTTAAGTAAAGCTGTTAGGGCAATACCAATTGCAGGAGAAAAAGTACCAGATAATCCAGACTATCAGAAATTACACAGAGCTGAAGTAATACATACTCAACCTTCAACAATGTTTAATGAGTCGATGAATCAGGGCGGTTTTCATTTAAAAAATACAGCAGTTTTTACCGACGAAGGAAAATTAAAATTTTTGAGTATTGATGATATTTCTTATGAGAAAGAAGCGATAGTGGTTTCTCCAGGAAAGGGCGGTTTGATAGGTTCACCACAGCAAACAATATATGGAGCAAATTTTGCTACATTATTAAATTCAAATATAAAATTGAAAGTTCCTGCATGTGTTGTTAGATTAGAAAATACTTCATTTGTACAATTAAAAATGGTTCCTGGATCTCCACAATTAGGAGCAAAGATGCAAGATTCAATGGAGTATTTAGTTATAGGTGTTCGTCATGTTGGGGATACAAGAGGAAGGTCTTGGTACACTTATGTAACAGGATGTAATAAGGCAGGAGCAATTCCTCCTCAATTAGATCCTTCACGATTTTATTCAATGGTGTCGTAATGAAATTTATAAATTATCCAACGATGTTAAGTGGTCAATTTTCAATGATGCAAGAAGCATTGAAAAGAACTTTTAGCCAGTATGATTTTGATTTAAGATGTGCAGCTCCAGGAATCATCCAATCGTTTGATGAAGAAACTCAAACAGTAACAGTTCAATTAGTTATTAGGGACTTGATTTATATTGATACACTTCAATCTGTTCCTATTCCTTTGTTAGCAGATGTTCCAATAATTGTTCCGAGAGCAGGGGATTTTGTTATAACCATACCGCCAAAAAAAGGTGATGAGTGTTTAGTTGTATTTGCTGATTCTTGTATTGATTCTTGGTGGAAGGAAGGGGAAGATAAAATAGGTGATCCTAATCTTAGAGGAACAAGAGATCCGATGTCTCGTAGACGACATGACCTTTCGGATGGTTTTGCTATTCTTGGGGTTTGGAGTCAGCCAAACAAAGTTGAAAAATATGCAACCGATGGATTAGAGATAAGAACTGTAGATGGAAAAAATAAAATCCAATTACAAGACGAATTGATAAAAATATTTGTCAATGAAGATACTTATATTGAAGTCAAAGATGGTCAAATAAACGTCAAAACTAAAGATACATTGACAGTGGATGCTACTGGCGATGTTACAATTAATGGGGAGAAGAAAATAAATGTCAACGGATCGGGAGATATTTCTGTAAAGTCAACAAATGGAAAAGTTGATATAAATAGTAATGGCAATATGACAATTGATAGTAAAGGAAAAATGACTGTCAATAGTTCAGGAGATATGACAGTAACAGGGAATGGAAAAGTTATAGTTAATTCTAGTGAAGTAAAATTAGGAAGCGGAACAGCCCAAAAATTATTAGATGCTAGAGCTATAGAAATATTTAATGGTCATGTGCATCCTACCACTTCTCCTGGATCTCCAACATTAGAAACAACAACTCTTATGATAGTTGGTAATCATACAACAACAAATACGGAGGCATCATGAGATATAGAAGAATAATTGATGGTGAGCCACAGTTTGGACAAAATAAGCAAGATTTTCTTTTGGGCATTGATGCAGTAGCTCAAGCAATTGCCACAAGACTAAAACTGTTTGCTAATGAATGGTGGGAAGATTTGGAAGACGGATTACCTGTTTGGACTAAGATGCTTGGAGTTGGCCAGGTCGATCCTGAAATAATCGGTTTGGAAATCACTAGTAGAATTTTAGGAACAAATTTGAATGGAGAAAAATTAGTACCTAATATGTCAGAAGTACATAATGAGTTTGATGGACTAACAAGAAAATTTCTCTATACAGGTGTTGCTGTTAGTGTGTATGGGGAAGTATTTATAACGAACAAAACTTAAAAATAAAAAGAGGTGATGGTATGTCTTATTTTGCTCCTTATATTGATAGTACAGGATTTCATCGACCATTGTATTCAGATATTTTAGAATATCTAATTGAGCATTTTAAAAATATTTACGGTCAGGATTGTTATCTTGAAAATGATTCGGCTGATTATCAATGGATTTCAATTATTGCTTATCGTCTTCATGATGTAATGTCGGCTCTACAAGATAATTACAACAATAGAAGTGTAGCAACAGCAACAGGGACAGCATTAGATGGGCTTGTGAAATTAAATGGAATTACAAGAAAATCTGCTACATATTCTACTTGCATTGTAACAATTACAGGAATTCCTTTTGTTGTTATTTCAAATGGAATGGTAAGAGATGTCAGTGGTTATTTTTGGAAACTTCCACAAGTTACAATTATAGGGAGTTCTGGTGTCGTTTCTGTTAAAGCGACTTGTACTACAATTGGAAATATTTCTGCTCTCCCAGGAACATTGATAACAATTGCTACGCCGCAGTACGGCTGGAATTCTGTAACAAATGAAGTTGCTGCTGTAGAAGGACAACATGTAGAAACAGATGAGCAATTAAGGGCACGACAAGCATTAAGCACAAGACTAGCCTCTCATACAATGCTTTCGGGAACTCAAGCTGGTATTGCTGCGGTTACAAATGTTACTCGTTACAAAGTACATGAGAATTATACTGACTTAGAAGACCATCCAGAACATACACCTCCTCATTCCATTACTTGTATTGTTGAGGGAGGAACTGACGAAGATGTTGCTTCGGCGATATTTTTAAATCGAGGAATTGGTTGCAGTACATATGGTGGGCTAGAGGATGAGTATAGAATAGAACAGATTGTAACGGATCCCGATACAGGTCAAGAAATGAAAATTTATTTTAGACGACCAGAGTATGTACCGATTTATGTAGAAATATCAGTTTATCCTCTTACAGGTTATGTAAGTTCTGTTGCCGACAATATAAAAGCAGCCGTGGTGAGTTATCTTAATAGTTTACAGATTGGACAAGATTTAACAATTTCTGCTCTGTATTCCGTTGTAATGAGTCAAATGGAAGATATAAGAGTTCCTGCATATTCTGTAAAAGATATAAAAATGGGGGTAACAGAAGGTGTTTTAACATCTACCGACATCCCCATTGATTTTGATAAAGTGACTCTTGGAATTGCAGGAGATTCACCGGAATACATTACTGTAATTGAGGTCTAAAAAGATAGGAGATAAGAATGAAAACGATAGCCGAGTATTTATTGCATGTGACAAGCCAATATCAAAACAGTCCAAAGTTTTTGGAATGGCTTTCGATTCCACTAAAGATTTGTGAAGATATACATAAATGTGCAAAGGAAATGCCTTCTGAGTTTGAAATCGACAATGCTTCAGGAGTACAATTAGACATTATAGGTCAATATCTAGGACAGAGTAGGATTCTTCCTTTTGAACCAACAGATGGTTCTTCTGCCTACCTTGATGATCCATTATACAAAAAAGTGTTAAAATTGAAAACAATAACAAATTATTGGGATGGTTCTTTGCATTCTATTCATAAGACATGGAAAACAATTTTAAATGAAAGCACTTTAAGGATTACAGACAATATGGACATGTCTGCTTCTATTGAGCTGGGTGGAACCATGACAAGTTTATTAAAAGATATGATTTGGAACGATATGGTTCTGCCTCGTCCAGAAGGTGTTAGATATTTCCTTCCGGAGGCTGAACCTGAAACATCTGCTGAATTTGGTTACGATATGGATACAGAGTTTATCAAGGGTTATGATTTAAGTCATTGGCGAGGAGCTATGGTTTAGAATATAAAAAGGTAAAGGAGAAAATATTATGGCAAATGCATTTTATCAATTTGACAAAGGTAAACAAAATATTCTTAAAACTTCAACATATGCTGGTAGAATTGAGTTAACCAATGGAGTGCAAACAGGAGTTGCGGACTCTCAATTACACAATAAATTGTTTTACCAAGTCAGTACGATTACATCAGCTCTTGCTGAAGTAATCGATAAGTGTGGTTGGGACATGGGACCAACCACAGAAGAGGACTGGAATAAAGTTGTTAAATCTATATCAAATTTAGCAGTTTATAAAACCATAAGTTCATCAAATGTCTTGACCATGCAAATGGGAGAAAATAAGGCCAATTATGAAATATATACTAAAGCTGGAATTGAAGGATATATTACAGGTTTGAATTTGGCTACGCAGGATTGGGCGAATGCTACATTTGCTTTTAAAGGAGAAGGAGGAAGTGGTTCAGGTGGAATTACTATACACAATGTTAAATCTGTAATAGATAATGCGTTTAGTGCTCCTGGCACAAATACAATCGTACCTGCTACCGGAGGTCTTCAGTTTACAAGCCAACAAGCTACAGAAACAGAAGTTCGAAATGGCACTTCTAATCGTTATATTTCTGCATCAATATTGAAAAGTTGCAATTGGGTTCCAGTAATAGAACCAAATATTGATTCTTATTTGATTTATTCTAGTGGAGGAAAATGGATTAAAAAAGCATGGAGTGATTTAAGCTCTGGATTTTTGACAACAAACACTCAAAATCTTCAATACTATTACACAAAAAATACAATAGATAGTATGCTTGATGCATACGCAAAGAAAAATGATGTATATGATAAAACCACATCAGATAATAAATATGCCACTCAACAAGGTGTTGCTAATGCTCTTCAAAATTATTATACGCAAAATGATGCAAATAATAAATTTGTAGCAAAAGATCAATTTACAGGAACTAATCAAAATCTAAACTTGAATGGTTATCAAAAACTTCCTGGTGGTTTAATAATTCATTGGGGATCGATTGATGTAGGAACAGTTGGTAATGATGTCTATTCATCCAGTAGCTTTGCCAATGGGTTTTCATTTCCTACTAATTGTTTTATGGTCCTTATAGGCTCAACAACAAGTACCTCCTCTGGGAGTGAAAGCATTGGTTTTAGAGTTACCTCTTGGAGCAAAACTGGTTTTGGTTGGTATTCTGCTTCTAATAGAAGGACTCCGACTCAAGATGGAAATATAACTTATCTAGCAATAGGAAATTGATGGGAATTTATAATAAGATAATAAAATGAAACCAATTGTTTTGATAGGAAGAGCTGATTACTGGAAAGAAGATTTGAAGGAGTTACAGAAACTCATCAATGACTTTGATGTTATGGCTGTTGGTTTGGATTGTCTTTACAGTGGGGTGATAAAATATTTTGTTACCTACCATCCAACAGATATTGTTGAATATTTGAAACGGAGAAGTTTTGCAGAAACAAATACGAATTTTAGAATTATAGGGCATAAATCAAATCCTGGAGTTGATATTATAGAGCTTCATAGAGAGCCTTCAGGATCTTCTGCCCTTCTAGGTTCTTTTGCTGCAATAAAATTAGGCTACAATAAAATTATTCTTTGTGGATGTCCTATGGAAGGTCGTCATCCAAATAATTTTCAGTCTTACAATCATTTTCAGAAAGGCTGGATTGCTTATAAATCAGAAGTGGAAGGAAAAGTAAAATCAATGTCTGGGTGGACTAAAGAATTTTTAGGAGCTCCGACAGAAGAATGGTTAGAAGACTAAAAGAGAAAAGAAAATAAAATGAAATCGAAATTAATCTCAGTTGACTCATTATCTTTACTTAAAGAAATAGGTAAAAAGATACATACACCACATTACAATCAACATTTATTATTGGATATAGCAATGACGTATCCGTCTGATTATGAAGTTGTCTATGTTGAAATAGGTTGTTTGAATAGTACTTCAGCGTGTCTTATGCTACAAAGACCTAACACCATGGTTGTGTCTATCGATCTTGGTGTTCCTGTCTCTGAAAAAACAGTTCAAGAAAATGCTCGACTTTTTAATAAATTCAAAAATAAATTTTATTATATTCAAGGTAATTCTCAGATTCCAGAGACTAGAGAAAAATTAAAAAAAATTACATCAAAAATTGACATTCTTTTTATTGATGGTAGTCATCAATATCAAGCAGTAGTTGATGATTTTTATAATTACTGTGTCATGATTTTGAAAGGCGGTTTTATTGTATTTGACGACTATAATAATGACACAGTAAGAAAAGCAATTCACGATATAATTGAAAAGGAGGAAGAAAACGACAAATATGAAATCATAGGAAATATTATTACAGATTATAATACGGGAAATGATTTCATATTAAGAAAAAGGAGTAATTTATTAGATGAAGTTTAAGTCATTAAAGAATTTAGAAGATGATATTAAGAAACATTTGTTACCGAAATTGCCACGAGATATAAAAGCAGTGTATGGAGTGCCTAGAAGCGGTATGATTCCTGCTTCCATTATTTCTACATTTTTGGGGACAGAGTTAGGAATGGTTGGAAATGATTCGAGAAGAGGAATTACTAGAATTGATAATGTTGAGATAAATGGTGATAAAATTCTTTTGGTCGATGATAGCATATTAAGTGGAAAATCAATGACTCAAGCTAAAAAAGAAATGAAAGAAAATTGTATTACTTGTGCAGTATATGCTAATAGTCATAACACACATTTAGTAGATTATTTTGGTGTTGTGATTGATGGCCAAAGATTTTTTGAATGGAATTTTCAAGGGAGAGTAGAGACTCCTCAATATATGTTTGATCTTGATGGAGTATTATGTGTTGATCCAGATGAATTTGATGATGATGGGATCAAATACGAAAATGCAATTAGAAATGCACAACCTTTGTATCTCCCACAAACAAAAATAAAGGCAATATGCACTAATAGAATTGAAAGGTGGAGATCATTAACGGAAGAATGGTTGAAACAATATAATGTAAAATATGAAACATTAATAATGCAGCAGTATAAAACTGCTGTTGAAAGAAGGACAAATAGTAATCCTGCAATCTACAAAGCAGAACAGTACAAGAAAAGTTCGTCTATTCTTTTTATTGAAAGTTCTGAAACACAAGCAATTCAAATTGCTCAAATGACCAAAAAACCAGTACTAAGTATTGAAACAATGAGGTTGTTATGATTCATGTTGTAATACCTTTTTCAAGATTTCATTTGATGGAAGAGTTGACAAGTTTATACCAGGATAAAAACATTTTTATGCATTGTATAGTTTTCCCCTCTCAATATAAACAGCTTGATAATCTACCAGATTGGATTAAAATAATAGTGGTTTATCCAGAAGTAAATATTCCTTTGGATATTGCATATTATAAGATTCAAAAACATTTAGATAGTATTGTGGTTAATGATGATGATTATTATTACTGGACTTCTGATGACAATTCTATAGAGGAAGATGTATTTTTTAAAATTAGAGAAATGAAAGACGATGTTATCAGTTTCGCAAGAAAATTGATGCAGGAGATTTAATTATGGCGTTGGTGTTACCTTTTAAGGCGGTTAGACCGGATAAAAAATTTGTTGCTCAAGTGGCAGCCCTCCCATACGATG